TCCCCTGTTGACTGGCGTTCTGGTGTGGCAATCTTGCGAAGCTCTGCCCGAAGCCAAGCCGTTCTTCCGCGCCTGGCCCATTCATGCGCCTCGGCCGGTGTGACGTTGGCGACGATACGGACGCTCGCAACTTGTTCCGGTGGATGTGGCTTGGAGCCGGAACCTTCGCGGTAGCCGCCGCGCTTGGTGTTATTCGTCTTCATCGGAGATGTTCCATTGCACCCATTGAGTGATGACGTTTTCGCCGAACTTATCTTGATACGCATCTCCGCCTGAGTCGTGAAAATCTCCAATGTCTGCCGTTTCGAGAATTGCGTCTCCGCCGCACTGTTCCCACGGCTCGGCGCCGTTTTGCATTTCAGGCGATTCGTCTTCGTCGCAGGTCCAGACCAGCATGATGTATCCTTCGCCTGAATTGACGCTCCATTTGCCCGGAAGGTTGGCGTTTGCGTGCTTGGCGATGGCGGCTTCGATGGCTGCTTGCATTTGCTTGGCGTTCATTTGCTTCTCCTATTGTGAGTGAGTTCAGATCAAACCGCGCTCGGCGAACGACAGAACGTCGCGCCCGGCTACGATGAAGTGGTCGAGAGCTTTGACGTCGACGAGAGCAAGCGCGCTTTTTAGCGTGTCTGTGAGCATCTTGTCGGCGGTTGAAGGTTCAGCCATCCCTGACGGGTGATTGTGGCAAAACACAACTGCGCCAGCGTTGTGCTTGAGCGCGAGCTTGACCACTTCGCGCGGATAGACGCTGGCCTGCGTCAGCGTGCCGCGGAATAGCTCTTCGCTGTGGATCATGCGGTTTTGCGAGTCCATAAGGATGATCAGGAATACCTCGTGCTCACGCTCAGCCAGAAGAAGGCGAAGGAACTGGCGGATTTTTGCCGGTGAGTCGAAAGTCTCTCCAGGCTGGCGAAGGCGACGGTCGAGGATTTCTAAGGCGCTTTTGATGATGGCGTCTTCTTCGATGGTGTTGAGCGTGGTCATGGTGTTCTCCTGTGTGTTTGTTGATCGAATGATTACATTGTACATGACTGTACAGGATAGTCAATAGGTGTGGGAGATTTTTTTCGATGGGGAAAGTCTAATGACATGGCCTTAGATGTGCTTAGACTTGCTTAGATGAGCTTATCGGTACTTAGCGGTCCTTGGAGGCCATTAGCGGACCAAACATCGCAACAGATCATTGTTTGAAGCTATCGCCAAGCATGGCATTATTGATGTAGTCAATAGTCTGGGCCTTGTGTATGGATTGCTGCAGCCTGATCGGTCAAATGATGATTGCCTCTGGAATGGTCCGTCCGGTCAGAGAGGTTCGGCTTTCTCCGATACCGCGCCGAGTGCTCGATTACCTGCGCAGCGATGCGAGCAAGAGCAGGAGACAGCAGGACATACGGCGCGAACTGGGGTTGAGACATCCAACAGCTTGTTGGGCGCTGATGATGCTGCGACGCGATGGATTGGTACATATCGAGGGAGGGAAGATGAAAAATCCACGTTATTTTTTGTATAGGGCGGCTTGATGCCATCGATAAAACCTGTTAAGGAGATAACTCCGCAGATTGAAAAGTTTGCGAATAACGTTGCGCACGGCATGACATATTCAAATGCCTTGCGAGACGCATATCCTGACAGTGCGCCAGAATGGAGCCCTAGTTACACATGGAGCAGGGCAAGCGAACTGCGCGGCGATCCCAAGGTGTTGGCTAGGATTGACGAACTGAAGGCACAGGTCGCGAAATTGGGCCTCTGGTCGCGCGAGCAGTCGGCCAGGGCGCTGATTGATGTGATCGAGACATCTGACAAAAAGTCGGATGTCGTTGCGGCAATTAAGGCGCTCAACGAGATGAGCGGATACAACGCTCCAACCAAACTTGAGCACACCGGACTGCTGAACAACATCACCGTTCACCTGGTTGAGTCGCCAAATGCCGGCAGTTGATCACCCGGCAAAGCTTGGATTCCTGTTTCATCCTCACAGATACAAAGTAGCCCACGGTGGCCGAGGCAGCGCCAAGTCGTGGGGATTCGCGCGCGCACTGATCATCCATGCGGCGCAGGGAAAGCAGCGCATTCTCTGTGCTCGCGAAGTGCAGAAATCAATCAAAGACTCAGTCCACAAGCTTTTGAGCGATCAAATCCAACTGCTTAATGCGGGAGCGCATTTTCAGGTGCTTGATACCGAGATTCGAGGGATTAATGGAAGTGAGTTTATCTTCGCCGGACTGAGTGGCCAAACTGTCGAATCAATAAAATCATACGAGGGCATTGACAAAGTATGGGTAGAAGAGGGGCAGGTAGTCTCTAAGCGGTCGTGGGATATTTTGATTCCAACCATTCGGAAGGACGGCAGTGAGATATGGGTGACTCTAAACCCAGAGCTTGATACCGACGACACTTACACCCGTTTCGTATTATCTCCGCCTCCTGGATCTGTCGTTGTACAAATGAACTGGCGAGATAATCCGTGGTTCCCTTCTGTGCTGGAGTCAGAGCGCCAGCATTGCATGGTCACGAACAAAGAGGATTATCAGACAATATGGGAAGGTAAATGCCGGCTTGCGTTGAAGGGCGCTATCTACGCCGAAGAGGTCGCAAAAGCCATTCAGGACGGCCGCGTGTGCTCTGTAGCGTATGACCCGAGGCTCAAGGTGCATACCGTTTGGGATCTGGGCTGGAATGACGCCATGACGATTATCATGTGTCAGCGCATTCGCAGCGAGATACGGATTATTGATTACATCGAAGGATCGCATAAGACCATCGACTGGTACGCCGGAGAGATTGCGCAGCGCCGGTTCAATTGGGGTTTCGACTGGTTGCCGCACGACGGGAACACAAAGGATTTCAAGACCGGCAAGAGCACTGCAGAAATCCTAAAAAGCTTTGGTCGGAGAGTCAAAATCACTCCGAATATCCCCGTCGAGTCTGGAATAAAAGCCGGAAGGATGGCACTGCATCAGGCAGCATTCGACAAAGAGAAGGCTGCGCGCCTTGTTGAGTGCCTAAAGCGATATAAGCGTTCGATCAGCACAACGACCAATGAGCCAGGATCGCCAGTGCATGACGAGTACAGCCACGGCGCCGACGCTTGGCGTTATCTAGCTATCAACGCAGACAAAATGCAGAATTCCGACGAGAGGCCGCCTGTAGCGGTTGAATGGCAATCTCTCGACTCAGAGATAGGGTACTAGGATGGACATGCAAGCCACACAACAATTCGGCCCTGAAGAAGTTCAAGAACCAAACCGCTCGAACTTCCTCACGACGCTACTCGGCAAGCGCAAAGACGCCATTTCAGCCAGGTCAGCATCAGGCATTGAGGAAGAGTGGACCGAGGACGAGGAGCATTATCAGGGTATTGACGACGCAAATCGGATGTACGCGGCGACGACATCAGGCCATGCAAAACGGTGGGCGACCAATGACCGTGCGGATAATGCTCAAGCTAATCGGTCGGTCGTTTTTTTGAATATCACAGCTCCGTATGTCGACAGCGCGTCAGCCAATGTAGCCGAGAAGCTGTTACCGACTGACGACCGTTCGTGGGAAATCAAGCCAACGCCGGTTACAACGGCCATGCGGCTAGCTTATGGCCAAGCCGGCATCGACACAACCGCGCTCGAACAGATGATTGCCGACGACAAGCAGCGCGCCGAGGCGATGCAGCAGGAGATTGACGACCATCTTGTTGAGTCAAACTGGCATGGCGAGGTACGCCAGATCATCGAGGACGCGGCGCGTATCGGTACGGGCGTGCTCAAAGGCCCATTTCCGCGCAAGGTTAGCAGCTCTCTGTCTCGCGTCGATCCGGCGACAGGCGCCAAGGCCATCGTCAAGGTCAGCGAAACAAAGCCGGCGACCAAACGCGTGGACCCGTGGCTATTCTGGCCAGACGGCGGCTGTGGGGAAAACGTCCAGCACGGCTCGTACTGTTGGGAGCTGGAGTACATCTCTCAGCGCCAACTGGTCGAACTCATCGACATGCCAGGCTATGACCGGCAGGCCATCATCGCGGCAGTTCGCGAAGGTCCAAGCAAAACCTCTACCGTGCCGCGCGAGGCCGGCGACGGTACGCACGTCAAAAGCGATGACCAATACGAGCTGTGGATATTTCACGGCACCGTCAAGGCCGAGGATGTTGAAGATGCTGGCCTGGCCGAGGAAGACGACTATCCAAAAGTGCCGGTCATGGCCGTCATCGTCAATGACAGGCTGATCAAAGCGGCTCGCAACGTGCTGGACGGCGGCGAACTGCCGTATGACGTGCTGGCATGGCAGCGCAGGCCAGGAATGCCGTGGGGAACTGGCATCTCTCGCAAGATCCGCACTGTGCAGCGCATCCTCAATGGCGGCGTCAGGGCGATGATGGACAACGCTGGGTTGAGCGCTGGTGTGCAGATCGTGCTCGGTGCCGGAATCACTCCTGCTGACGGTCGTTACACCATTGTTGGCCGCAAGTTGTGGCGCGCAGAATCAGACGTTCAGGACGTTAGGCAGCAGTTCATGGCATTCGTGCCGCCGTCAGTGCAGGCCGAGCTGATGAATATCGTCCAATGGGCCATGAAAGTCGCTGAGGATGTCACTGGTATGCCGGCCATGCTTCAGGGAATCCGCGGAGATTCGCCAGACACACTTGGCGGCATGGAGATGGCGCAGAACAACTCGTCTTCCATCCTGCGGCGCATCGCTAAACGGATGGACGACTACGTGACCGAGCCGCACATCACGCGCTACTACGAATGGATGATGCAGCACTCGCAGCGCGAAGACATCAAGGGTGACTTCAGCATCGAGGTGAGGGCGTCGTCAGCCCTTGTGGCTCGCGACATGCAGCAGCAGTTCTTGATGCAGTTGCTCACCATCAGCCGCGATCCTGCC